CCTGGCCCCGACTCACCACCACACACAACCCAATGCAATCCTTGTGTATAGCTAGGGTTTGGCGCCCACCCGAATAAATTTTTTCTGTGTTTATCCCACGGAAACCAAGGAGTTAAATCCACTGGTCCCAACATCGGCTCCACTGATACGAACCTGACCAGCACCGGCAACTGTAATAATATCGGTATCCGCTTATTCGCCAGCTCCTGGTTCTCTGCGGTTATTCCCCACCATATATGAGGAAGATAGGTTTCTATCCTAAACTCCTGCGCTTCCATCCAGTCAAAAAACGCTTTCATACGCTCCGGTCTTTTTGTGAGTACCATAAAAATATGATGTCGTGATAATGCCATAGTCGCCCATGCAGCCCGTATGAAGGTAAACGGCACACTCTCATGAAACAAATCATTCCACACCGCCCAAGTGGTCGGTTTACTGATATTCAGTGGCAAGTCAAGATTATCTCTCATAAGTCTAATTTGCCCGTTAAAACGTCCGCATACATTCGTCAGTCCATCATACTGAGCTTTAATTTTTTCATTAGGATGAACACTCCTCATAGAGGTTTCCCGCTCTGCCCAGCAGTTCAGGCACCCGTCAGAAACCTTTGAGCAACCGCGAACCAGGGACCACGCACGATCCCAATACATGCCTTTTTCGATACGCTTAGGATTTGTCACGGCAATAACACCCCCGGTGGTACCTTCCAATTCCAAAGCTTCTGCTGCCCTATTGCCGGTATTGGTTCAGGTAGCAGTTTCATGCTTTGTAAGTCAAACATAAACCGGCCATATCCATAATTGCCAAATCCGTATTCAGGTTCTTCTGGTAAATTGTCAGGCACTATCTCGATGCAGTCAGTCAATTCACTAAAGCCAAGTATTACGCCAAGCGGCAATTGAACCAGTCCGTTAACCTTGGGCAATGCAGATCTAAATTTAGGTTGATTGCATAAATATAAGTAATCCTTGCACTTAGAGGCATGTATCGCAATTGGCCCGCGATACCTTGTAACCCAGGGTCTAGTTTCAAACCTCTTAGCTCCGCAGGCTATAAGTGAAGCCCAGGGTTGGTGTATGGTTAGTGCTTTCATAACGCCCTCTCGCTTTCCCAACTAATAGGCATAAAGATAGTTTCACCGGCAAGTTTATCCTTACAATACACATAGACGCCCTTGCCCATGTCTCCGAAAAGTCCACCCACGTTCCAATTACAGACTGCTTTTCTCTTACCCCTGCCTCTACCCATCAAGAACCCGCTGTCGCACTTATAAGGACTAGTAGAAACTCCACCACACGCCGGACATCTAAATTCTCTATGCCCAATATTTTTAAGCATCTCAGTAGTAGTTTCAAACACCCGCACATTATCCCTAATCTCAGGCTGATTTGACTCCTGGTAGTAGTTCATATACCAATAGTTTCTCTTTTCCTCCCAGGAATTCAAAACATCTTCCCAGTTTAGGCCAAGTTTCTCGCCGTAATGCTTAGCTCTGTCGATAGTCCATTTAAATTTATCGCAGTATTCATGAAAGCATTTTGCGCCGTGTTTATCGCAGCCATTCGGATTAAAGCATTTATTACCGTCGTTGCAGTCATTCTCAACTGATAACTTTAGCTTTTCGTAACCTGTCACTGTGCCAATACCACCTTTCCGTAGGCGGAAGCTTAAAACTTCCGCCCTATTTTAAAAGTTAGGTTCTTCCTGCAGCGATAGCAGGATTTCGTCAATGGATTTTTCCTTGGGTGGCTCAGCCTTAATTTCAACCGGTACCGCCACAGCCAAAGCCTTCTCAGTAACTTCCCCATCCTCGATATAAACCCCCATGCTACCTGATTCATCCACAACCTCAAGCCAGATCTGAAAGTCCTTATCCCTTGCCATCTGCTCAACTATAGCCATGCTGGAACTATCCAAAAGGCTACCATCAGTTATGCGAATAACCCTTAACTGGGGATTTAAAGACATTGCCATAGCCATTGAAACTTTCAGTCTCTCAGCAGCCGAACACTGTCTAAACGGTATCCCGCCAAGAGTAACTCCCTGTTCGTTAAACCCAAAACCATCAATCGGGAACTTGGCCTCTTTGAGCATCTTTTCTTTCTGATTATCAATAGCTTCTATCTGCTTAGTCAGTTTTAGACTCTCGCCCTGAGAGGTTTTAAGTTTTTGCTCTACCTCTCGGTATGATTTAGCATCCCGAACTGACTGATTGGTTTTTTCAACGTCTTTCATTTCTTGCTGCAGTCCCTCAACGTCCGGGTCTTTAAGTTCCTTGACCTCGGACTGAAGTGTTCTACCCTTCGAGACTACTTCATTAAGAGATTCCTGCTCCTTGGCTAGTTTCTCTTCGAGATAACAAATTTGCTGATACAATTCGTCTAGCTGACCATTAATGGATTTTATCTCAGCTTTATGTGAGTTCATTTGAAACCCAAGGGTTTGTAACTCCTGCCGCTTAAGGCTGTTGGCTGTTAGGGTCTCGCTCGCTTCCTGTATCTTTGTTAATATTTCCGATGCGCTTACTTCCTCTTCTGGTGTGTCGGCATCCGGCTCCGTCATGCCCGAAAGCTGTCCCTCAAGCTGTTTAGTCTCACGGTTCCTGATCGTTCTTTCGTCAAAAAGTTCCTTCTTCTGCCTATCTAACTCTTTAGGATTGATAGGCAGTTCAATAAGTGATAAAAGCGTTTCAAGCTGATCCTTGTCATCCTGTCCGGCAAACGCCAGCGGGTCAAAAGATAGGCGTCCAACCAACTTATCAAGCATTTTCTGAGGACTTGGGAACTTGGCACCCTGGGCATTTTCAACCTTCAGCGTTGATTTATCGTTCCCCGTCCAAGTCCGAGTGACTATAATATCACCCAGGTCTAACGTCACACTGGCCCGCTTCTGGTCATCTCTAATAGGTTTAATGGTATTAGTACCCTTGACGGCATCAGCACCGCCAAGAGCCATCCAGATAGCATCTAAGATTGATGTCTTGCCCTGGCCATTGGCGCCGCTGATAATGACTGTGTTACCTTCCGGTATAATTTCGATAGCCTTTATCCGCTTGAAATTTTCTGCTTGAAATTTAATTATTTGCATCTAATTATCCTCACTCTCAGGAACTTCGGTGTAATCAAAACCCAAACATTCTTCTAAATGCTCCCTAAGTTCAGTTAAGTTATAACCTCTGGGACAGTAATAACTCCTGATTCGGTAACACGCCATACAGGTTTTAAAAGTCAGGAATTCGCCTTCCCATTTCCCAGAGATAAAATTATACATAAACCCGGCAGGAATAATTTCTCCGCACTCACAGCACTTATGTTCCTTCCGCGACACAGGAAATGTTTCAGTTGAAAATTCTGGTTGACCTTCTATATCCATACTACAATCGCATGAAGTACTCATTTCCGATTCACCCCTGCTTTTAATGCACAAAGCGTACAATAAGCTGCATAATTTCCGCCGCCAAGAGCTAATACAAGCATAGCTTCAGGCATTAAATAACAATCACATCCACAGACAGGACATTTAGTTAACTCCCAGCTATCGTGTGGCTCAGGAATATTCTCTGCACGCGGCATACAAATAATTTGTTTAACATTACCCTGCATAATTATTCATCCTCGCATCTTGGGCGGTAAACGTAAAACTCCCGCCCGATCCCGTATATCCGATCCGTCCATTCCTTGTCACCGGCCTCAGCTTCTGCCTTCTGGATTTTCCACGAGTGCGCGTCCATTACATCGGCCTGGTGCAGAGCATCTGCTTCCTTCATTGCCGGCTCTACCGGACTGCCCCACTCTAATTTTCCATGGTGACTTACGATCATGTGTGATAGTGCAAGGTAAGTATTTTTATCCAGATTAATACCCTGGTTGTATGCTTCTAGATACCTGATACCTATGGCAATGTGTCCGCATAGCCGCCCTTCGGTAGTCATCTGGATGCTACATCCTGACCAGTCGTATTCGTATATTTTGCCGATGTCGTGCAGCAGCCCACCGGCAATGATCAGGTCGTTACTACTACCCGGTAGTGCTACCGTCAACGCCATGGCGGTAACGCTTAAGGTATGCTCCAATAAACCACCAATATAATTGTGATGATGTCGCATAGCCCCAGGACAAGCGATAAACTCCTTGTAACTGCCCTCAATGACTTTATGGACAAAATCACCTAGTTCAATATGTGATATCGAGTTTATAAAATGGTCAAGCTGTGATTCCATTTCAGTTAGCGGTACCTGGCACTTACCAATAAATTTACTGGGGTCACTCTCCCCCGGCTCCGCATTTCTCCACTTCTGAATGACCAACTGGTTAGCACCGTTATACTGCTCAACGTCTGCCTGCACCTTAATAACAGTGTTTTCCTTTGGGGGATCCCCGCTGAAATCCCACTGCTTGCCGTTTAATTCCGTTTCCCCGTCCGAAAGTGTACAGGATAAATATTTTTTACCGTTTTTGGCTTCGGCAATGCTTGCCTTACGCACCGCCAAGAATTCGGTTAGAGTTTGGCCTGGTTGATAGTCTTTAAGCATGGCAACCTCCTATAACTCCGTGTAGTGAATCGCGCCGGTTAGCTTGCGAGTCTTGCGACAAAAATCACAACGCTCACAACGTACAGGTACTTCCTGCCCTGATTTAACAGCCAACATCCGCGGCATGTTTTCTTTGACCTTCTCAAGTTCGTAGTAATACCGCTCTGCATCCCGAAGGTCTATAACTTCCTTGTCGGGCGGCTCCTGTTTAGACACAGCCACGATGTAGAAATCGAATATGTCACCTTCCGGCCTTTCACTAGCCAACCTCTCAACCTCAGTATATATAGCAGCCTGTTGAATATATTTGTACTGCTCAATGAAGCTGACTTTCTCCCGAACCTCGTTATCCCAAACCTTTTCCCGGATATTGCGGGTTGTTTTGAGATCAACGATCCGCCTCCGTTCCGGTTGGTAGGCATCGATCATGATTTTCCAAGGAGTTCCCGCAAACTCTGCTGTCAGGATAACTTCCTTTTGGCCCTCCAGCATGTACATGCATAACTTGTCAGTCTGCAGCGTGTAGATCATTTCATCCGCAGTTTTAAATTCTTTTTTCAGATCTTTGCCGTTCTTCAAAAACATTTCTGGGTGCTCGACCATAAATTGATCCTTTGATCCCTCTGCCCAAGCATGAACATAGCTACCGACTAGAAAAGCCTCTGAGGTTTCCTCTATGTGCAAGCCATCTAATATGGCCTTTTGCTTGGCTTCACACTCCAGGAAGGCTTTGTACTGACTGTTAGACATAAAAACTCTATTAGCTTCGAGGCTGTGGTAATTTTGCCTAGTTAGTTGTATCATTACCGTCGCCCTCCCCGTCAAAGTCGAATTCAGCTTGACCTGCTTCACCAACTACGGGTCCGCCTGCAGTAGCACCAGCAACACCGTCAGTAGTTTGTTGACTCTGCTCCTGCTTCTGCTGAAATTCCTTGGCTAAATCATCATTAGCCGGTTTCCTGGTTTGGGCACTCCCAACCTCGAAATAGTCCTCACGTTTGCCCATGCCGTCCTTGATAGAGTTAAATATTTTCATCAGGTTAGCTCCGTCTTTGGCGGTAAACAACTCGATACTGTACCCAATATGTTTTTCAACCATTTCCTTGGTTACTCCAAATTCTTTAAACCTATCAAGCAGCTTCTTGATTCTGTCTGCTAAAGGTTCTTTGTTGTTGCCGGTCATGGTCTTTTCGCACTCCTCTACCGCTGCATCTACAACGTCCTTGGGTATAATGGCAAGGATACAAGCCCGCTGCCTCCTGGCTCCATAGTTAGCAACTAATTCGTAAACATCACGCGGGTCGGTCAACTTTTTCATATTTCCATTTTTTAGCTTCAACTCGTGCTTCACGTTAAAGATCTTTTCTGACCTTACGTTTGTCTCTAGATCCCAGGCATAAGCCATGCAAGTAGATTCGCCCATTCTTTGCTCCAACTCAGTAACTCCATAGGACATGTTCCCCCAGCCCTGCGCCAGCACCTCAGCCAACCTGATAGATGGCCCGGTAACTTTCTCCCCCCCGCGCGGGTATGCGTAGCAGGATATTTCGGCTAGTGTTTTCCTCTGGCAGGCAACTTTGATTCTGTCCCATGCAGCGTATTGATCACGCGGAAATTGCTTAGCGCAAAATACCATGCCCTGTACTTCCTGAGAGTATCTACCAACAGCGGTTTGAACCGCTGCGTTCTGCGGTAAGTTTTTGCTTTTTAAACCCATTTCAAAATCGCTCAAAATTATTCCTCCCTCTGTAATAACTCCTTGTTTTAGCGTGTGCGCATAAGGCAATATCTGCGGTAGCGCATCCATATGAAAATGATCCTATAACACATTTTTGATGATCAGGACAAACAATGCAGCAATGAGGGTAATTATGCGGACAATATCTTTTTCCCGAATGTACTACATATTGCCATAAACAATTATTTCCCTTGCCCAGACCTCCGCAATTAACTTCTATTGCTTTACGCGCTATAACTATAAAATTTAGCTTCATAACATCAACCCTTATATAAAGATTTTTGCAGAGCAGGCCAGCATCGCACTGACTGCGTTTTTATTCCTGTGTCCACTTAACCGGCCAGTGGTGTCACATCTCTGGACCTACTCACCAAAAGGCTAGTAGTTTGGCACTCTTGGGTGACCATCATCACCAGGTTACCCGTGGGACCCTTCCGCTTTCGGGTTGTGTGTCGCTGCCCACGCTACCACACCGCCGCTCTGCATAATAATTTATTAGTTGACCAACGTAAACTCCACATCATTCAGGATTTTATATACAGTCCCGTCTTGCTTAACCAAAACCTCACCAGGTATCTGCTCCAGATCCCGCATGGACAAAACCTGCACCGAGATTATGTCTCCAAATCCTTGGAAATTAATCTCGATGAAGTGCAGAATTTTCTCCACCTTGTCCCTGGCCTGTTTTAATGTCTCAATTACATCCTGTACACTGTTCATCAGTTACCCCCTTGACCACCACGCCCCGGCATGGTAAACTGAACTATCCATTTTTCAAGCCGTTTTTTTAAAACGGTTTATTTTTTTACTAAAGCAGCATCCTTAGAAAAAGGCATTAATTTTTCTCTTGCTTTAGAAGCAAATATAGCTGCTTCGCGCTTAGTATCATAACTACCAATCCAAATATTTTTCTTATTAACCCTTAACCTAACCTCCCATTTGTTTAATTTACCTACCCATTTAACATTTCGTATACCACTCTTGCTTTTATCATTAACGCCTTTTCTATTTTGAGAATTTTCAGAACCAGTAACAATGCGCAAGTTAGAACGTCTGTTATCAAGCGTATTATGATTGATATGATCTACCTGTAGACCTATTGGATCATTCATTACAAGACGATGCATTATTATTTGTTTCTTTTTCCCATCCTCCAGCAATACGAATGTTCTGGCAATGCCATAAGCAGTGTAACTTTTTTTACCAATACACCAACTACCAGGTATAGACTGCACTATTTCCAAATCCTTTGTTTCGATTAGGCACTGTACAGCACTGCCATTTCTGCGTTTCAAATAAATCACTGTTATATCGCCCATAATTCTGTAGTGATTTTTCATATAAAACACCTACACTCATTTTTTATGCGTGCTGTAAGTCTCTTAGAGTCTCATCCCACGCCTGATCCATATAATCAAGATAAGCCTTACAGTAGCAGCAATACCTGCCATCCATGTAATCTGCCGGGTAAGGTTCCTTGCACTTCTCGCAAACTTCTAGATCTGTTTTTTCTGGCATCACTTCACACCTCCAGAAGCTCTTTTAGCTTCCCCGATCTGGCCTCTCGCCTAACTCTAACCGCTGCAGCATCCGCCTCCTGGTATGAACCGTAAAGCTCTTCCAGGAAATACATCTTGCTGCGGTAAAGAGCAGCCAGCTTGTAGCCGGTTAAAACGTCGCAAATCTTAATCCTCACCTTTACGGCCCTCGGTTTACCTTGCTTCTTTGGTACATCGCCCACATTACGAAGGGTTTTATTAAACCCAGCTAGTGCAAAAACTGCACTTACTGCCGCATCACTCATTCCTATTCCCGCCTTCCTTAGGCCTAGAAAAAATAGCTATGTTCGAGCAATCATTATCTATTTCAGCCCACCCAAACTTCCTGCCGTCGTGACTGCTTCTGTTTTTGTAAATTCTTATGTTACCAGTAACGCCATGGCCCCTAAATAGACTCCTTAAAATAGCTTGAGCCTCTACAGGTTTAACGTCATTAGTGGTATAATAGGCGCTGACGTTGATCTTCACATCAAGGCCATATTCCCTCGCAAAAGCCTCCCGCAATTCCTCGATCCTTTGGCCGATTTTTGGCATTATCCCACTCCTTCCTACGCTATATGTCGCCCCGGACAATCTCCTTGTCATTTACACATCCCTGATAGATGCACCCGCACTCGTCACACCAAAATGTCACCACTGGAGCCTCGCCGGCTATATATTTACCGTACTCACACCCGCAGGCCGGGCAACTGTCAAATACATCTTTACTGGCCTCAATGATTACCACCGGAAATATCCCTTTTGGCGTCACTACTGGCTTCGCCCTGCGTACTACAAAGCTGTCAATATGCAGCTTGGACACACGTCTTGCCACCAGGATACCTTCTATTTGAGTCATCATGCACTGCCGGGTTATGATGCCGGTTGCATATAGGCGAATCAAGCCCTTTATATTGTTGCGGTCGGTCTGTGTGGGAAACTTATAAACCCGCGCCATCATGTTGCATCTGGTCAACTAGCCTTCACCTCACTATTTCACCAGGTATCCCTTTTGGACAAGTTCTGCCTCATGTTTGTCCCAAAGGTCAGCCAGGCTGATGCCATAGACTTTCGCCATTCTTGCCAGTGTGTTTTGGGCAGCTGTGACGGATTCGATCATTTCAAGCATAGCCTCTTCCAGCTCCCCTTTTTCGCCCGACCTAAGGACTTCAGGCCCGGTTGCCCGGAGCAATATAGGCAAAATATCCTTTAGTGCATCCAGCGCCTCAACAACTTCCTCCTGAAATTTTAGGACAGCGACCAAACGATGATTATCTACATTGTTCAGGTACGGAGAAACCATCGGACCACCGGTTGCCTCCCGGCCTATAGCCAGGTATAGGGCGCCGTCATTCATCTCACGGGCTACCTTTGGCCTTTGATCCTTTGGTAGCTTTTTTCGATTATGCTCCACCTCGTTAATCATGCTGCCGGATAAGTAGAACTTCTCCCCCAGCTCCTTCTGGGTTAGCCCATACATAGCCCTGGACTCCCTAAGTGCATTTCCAATCATTTTTTACACCCCCCTTCAATACGAAGTGTGCATTATGCCATCTTATATTGCACAATTATGGAAAGTTATTATATATAGGGGAATGTAACTTAGCGAATAGCACCACCAGCCCGGAAGTATTTATTCCAGCGTCGTTGCCAGTTCCTGAGTCGCCGGTACTGGCGAATGCTATGGATTATGCCTTTAACTATTTCCATTATTTGTTCACCACCTTTCGACTGGGATGTTTGTTGGGATTAGGCGGCATGGGTAGTGGTTCCTCGCCGCCTTCAAGCCACTTAATCAAGGCAGTCCTTGGAATCAAAATTTTTCCCTGGCCCTTTTTGCCTCTACCAACAACGCGACGGTGGGGAATTTCTTTGCGGTATACCATGAGGTATATGGACTGAATATCCACGCCTAAAGCCTCTGCCGCTTCTTTTGCGGATAAGGCTAGTTCTGCCATGTGTGCCAGCTCCTTTCGTTCGTTAGTTAGTAATTAAAAGAAGGGATTGATTTATTATGACAACCCGAACACCACCAACCCACTATAAGGTTAAGCTTCTGGCCTCCAACGACCACAAAGAACTTGAATTTCTTATCTCTGAATGGTTCAGGCTAGATAGACCAAAGAGTTTTACTGCTACTCATTTTGTAGCTGACGGTGCTGAGTATTCCTACTGTGCTATGTTTATATATGAGCCTCGGAATGTTCCACTACCCAGGGATAGGAAGCGTTAACTACCTTCTGTACCTGTCGGGTTTAACAACTTTCTGTTGTTATTGAGAGCCAAAAAAATAATTTTATCCACTGGAACATCAAAAATATATGATAACTTTTGGATTACTTTGGCTTTTAACTCCCTCTCTCCGCGTTCCAGTAGTCCGTATCCCTGCGGTGTCATGCCTAGTTTCTTTGCCACGTCACCCTGGGTAAGTCCTTTTAAGTCTCGCAATTCAGACAAACTGTTAATGTTAACTTCTACTTTCATTATTACCACCTCACAACAACTTTCTGTTGTTATTAATATATACCACAATCAGTTGTATGTCAACAACTTTTTGTTGTAGTTATTTTAATAAAACATTTTGTTGTATATAATAATAGTGTATGGGGGTGATTGGGGCATGTTTAATTTAATATTAAAACAATTAAGAGAAAATCAAGGATTATCTCAGACAGATCTAGGAAAAATTCTAAATGTTACACAGCAAACAATTGGACATTATGAAAAGGGTAAAAGGGAGCCCAATCAGGAAACATTAAATAAAATTGCCGACCACTTCGGAGTGACCACCGATTACCTTTTAGGCAGAGTAAATGATCCAAGCCCCCCGAAAAAACAAGAACCACCAGACTATAATGCAATAATTCTATCAGCCCCAAACTTGGGAGAAGCCATTGTTGTGGCTAAAAATTTGCAAGTTAAGTATGGACTTTCTAAAGAGTGGCTACATAAGGCCTGGCCAATGGCTATCGAGCATTTTGGAGTTCCAAAACCGGTAGAGGATGCAGAGCCGGCCGCACATAGTAATGGTGTACCTGGTACCGGAATCTTTGAGGATGAAAAGAAGAAGGACAAGGAATGATGCGCTATGTTAACAACAATTGATGAACTATTTTTACTAACTGAACAATTATCAATAATTGTAGTATGGAGAAACCTTCAGTTGATAAACCCTTCTTTTTTAGGGATGGCCGATGCTTCAAAAAATACCATTACCCTCGATTTATCCCTTGATGACTGCCCAAGGAAATGTAAGTGTGTACTTGCTGAAGAGATAGGTCATATACTTTATCCACCCAGGCCAGGCCATATAAGATATCACTCTCGCGGGTACTGGCAGGTAGACCACCATGACAGGAGCTTGATGGATGTTATAGTTGCCCAGGATGAACGTAAAGCCCTTAATTGGGCAACCGGTGTACTCATGCCAGACGATAAGATGCCTATGGCCAGGATGGAGGGTGCAAGAACTTTGCCATTATTGGCAGAATATTTTGACGTTGAACTTTGGATTGTTAGGCTAAAGATAGGTTATATGCGAAGGAGAGGTAGGGATAAAGGCATCAAATACAAATGGACAGACTTTATTGACAGAGAATAGAACACCCAAACGGGTGATTTTGTATTTTAGGGGGAATTCGACAAATTCAGCACTAAATATTAACTTATATAATAAATTATTTTGGACTAGTTGTATTAATCATAGTATAGAAAGGTGGTGTATTTTTTATGAGAATAGCAGTTATGGTAATTTCACTTTGTTTAATGTTAATAATTGGCCTCCAGTCTTGTGCAGTGGGTGTCGGCGGCTCTATTTTAGGCGAGGAAGATTTATCACAGGGTGGGTCGGTCGGTATTTTTATTGCATTACTATATATTATTGGTGCAGCTTTTTCTATCGGAAAGCCTATTGTTTCTACTATTGTTTTCGGAATTGCCGCATTCTTTGCTTTTACTGTTGGGGTTACTACAAGTTTTTCAGATATGAAAGTATGGAGTTTTGTTTCATTAGTCTTATCCATACTAAGCTACTTTGGTCAGAAGGAACTACAAAAGAAAAATCCACCACAAGAAGAAGACTACGATTATATTCAAAAAAAAAGTGATATAACAGGCAAAAAATGGTCTTTGAATACTAACTTTTCAGTTAGGCCAATCATAGAAAATATAAAAAATATTCAAATCAATACCAAATATTTAACCAGGATATCTGGATTGATAGTAATATTTATTTTTCTCTTTATGACATGTATGTTTATTTATCACAAATCACCAGAACTTGATGAACAGTCATCGTACCTAAAACTGCTAAGTCTAAATGCCGAGTTAGATAATGACGAACGTTATATTGTTGGTACTATAAAGAACACAGCAGAAAAATCATATGGCTATGCCCTGATTAGCTTTGATTTATTTGATTCTTCAAATAAACATATCGAAAATGCTTATGCCTGTACTTATTATCTAAAAGCAGGTAATGCATGGAATTTTAAAGCTCTGATTATTGAAGATAATGCAATTAAATATAAAGTTAAAAATATCATAGGATTAGAAGAAGATATGGTATTAGATACAGAATTGAATATAAAACCAAATAATGTTACAACCACGACTTCCACTGACAATAATAACTATATTGGCGCTACTAATACAGATATTGACATAGACTATAAAACCAACAAAACTTACAGTAAAATCAATAAAACATTAAGCAAAGTAAGATCATATGTTAAGAGAAGATAACCTAATATTAAATTACCAAGCTTGAGCTCCTTGCTAGACTAAGGGAGCAGGGTATATTAACGGAGGGATTAAAAATGTGGGATGCCATTGGAATTATTGGCCTACTGACTACAATAGTTGCCCTTATAGGCATGGTAGTTGTGGCTATAAGACGTACAGGCACATGGAAAAAATGGCTTGCCGGTGCTGGAGTCGCTTTTGTAGTTTCAATGGTTGGAGCTGTAAATGCTCAGCATACAACCAAGTCAGAAAACCAACAAACAAGCACTTCTCAGCAGCAATTAGTAAATGATCCGGAACCTAAAATACAGCAAGATGAAAGTAAGCAGGATTCTGCTGATATGTCCGAATCAAATAATAATGCTCCTGCAACAAGTAACATACAAAATGAAGTACCTATCGCACCGGCACAGAAAATGACTACTAATAATGACAATAAAATAACTAAAGCAGAATTTGATCAAATTAGAGGTGGCATGTCATACGAAGAGGTGAAATATATTATTGGCGGCGAAGGAGAAATACTATCCGAATCAGGAAACCCAGGCGATCAGTTTTATACTGTCATGTATTCCTATAAAGGCAAAGGTAGCTTGGGAGCCAATGCAAACTTCATGTTTCAAGATGGACAGTTACAAAATAAAGCTCAGTTTGGATTAAAATAAATATTCCACATGGAATAACGGCCTGGCGGTGATACCTTGGCTAAGATTGTACTTTACGGAATATTGCTAGATATTGCATTTTTACTACTCGCGACCTACTCAGTAATCAAGAAAAATAACAAAGACACAAAGCTATATTGCATGCTGGCTATAATATGTGTTGTTGTGGTTGTCGTGAGTGCCCAATTATTCCACGTGAAATAATCATGATCGTTTTGTTGGTTTCAACGATACGATCAGCCAAAAAAATAAAACCGCCACCGGCCAGGGTAGAGGTTTTATGATAGATAACTAATTAACCGAAAGGAGGTGGAGCCCATGTTTAATTTCCCCAAAACAACTGTTGATAAAATTGTTGATAAAGCTGTTACCCAGGTGTCTTCTGAAAATACACCAGACAAAGTTGTCATCGACATCATAAAAGAAGCAATATACGAATCAATAATCAGCTATCATAATGAGTTTGTAAGTGAAATAGAAAGGCAAAATTACAGAAATAGTCGTATGTAGCTACTCACTACACTTTGATGTGTCAGGATCCATTCTCCACGCTTCACATAAGGTTTTTAAGGTGTAGTTACAAATCTCTTTTGGCTGGGCTAAAACTAGCTCTTTTAGCTCGGCAATCTCTTTTTCAAGTCGCTCAATTCGTTTTTCCAATATCAATGTTTTCACCGCCCCTATAAATTATTTGCCTAAATTATACTAAATATAGTCCCTAAAGTACATTACGAATTTTAATAATCCGGCCCCGTGCTGGGTATAAATTTTTTAGGTGGTGATCGACGGTGACCGGTCATGTTGTTTCCGATGGAAAGGGAAAGTGGAAAATAATTATAGAGGCTGGTAAAGATCCTGCCACTGGAAAAAGGAAAAGAATCATTCGCCGGGTGAAAGGTCGGAAGTCTGACGCTGAAGGCATTATGGTACAGCTGCTGTCAGAATTAAAAGGCGGCTCTTATATCGAACCTTCAAGGATAACTGTCGGTGAATGGCTAGATACTTGGTTGAACGACTATAAAAAGATAGATCTGCGCCTGACTACCTGGGAGAGTTACGAAGTCATGGCACGCGTGCATATTAAGCCGGTTCTTGGTGCCCTTCCCCTCCAGGACCTGCGTCCTGAACACCTACAGAAACTATATAGCGACAAATTAAAGGAGGGCAAATCATCAAGGACGGTACGCTACATTCATCAAGTAATGCACGGAGCACTTGACCAAGCCATTAAGAATAAGCTGATCAGCGGACAAAATGTTTCTGAATTAACAACCCTGCCATCGTTGGAGCAGCGACAGGTAAGAGCAATGACACCAGAGGAACAAACAAATTTTTTGCAGCATATCAAAGACCATAGGCTTGGTGCCGCTTTTCTGGTGTTGATCGGCACCGGCATGAGGCGCGGAGAACTGCTAGGACTGCGCTGGAGCGACGTTGATCTTAATGAAGGCATAATTAATGTCCGACAAGGAGTAGTGTGGACAAGAGAGGGCATACAGTTTAATGATCCAAAAACAAAAAAATCAAAGCGCAGTTTTTCGGTACCGCAAATTATTCTTGACCAGCTTAAAATTCACAAAGAAAAAATGCAAGCAGAAGGCTTTTTTAAGCTAGACGGTCCTGTATTTTGTAGTGCTGCAGGTACCACAATATTACCTCATAATTTCAACAAAAGTTTTCTGGTGATTAGAAAAAAGCTAGGCATAGAGGACATAAACATCCACGCCTTACGCCATACTTTCGCTACCAGAATGCTGGAGGCTGGGGTAAGCATGAAAGAAGTTCAGGAGTTGCTTGGACACGCCAAAATAGCTATGACAGCCGATATATACAGCCATGTGTCGCCGGAGCTCAAAAAGGCTTCCGCCCAAAAAATGAACGATATTCTGTCTGGCACCAATGACACCGAAAAATAAAAATGGCACCAAAATGGCACCAAACGGAAAACAGACACTTTATAAAGGTACCTACAAGCCTTTATTTCATTCGTTTTTGGCGTGTATATAAGGCCTGTTAGCTCTTGCCTATAATGCAAGAAACCATACTCCCTGACAATCCTTTAAATTATGGCTTAGAGCTTATTATAACTGGACTAGCTGTTATTTTGCTCATGCAGAATATATATAAAAATATACCGACAGATATGACTTTAGGCACCAAAATGGCACCGATGGCACCATATAGCACACAAAAAAAGAAATGCCCCAGGCCAGCGCCCAGGGCATTATTTATTTGATGATGTCAGGGTGTTCGTGAATATTTCCTACAATCTCACACCTACCCAACCAGTACATAATGTCTTTCCGGTAAAATTCTTCTTTTTTAAAGAATACATAGAATCCCAAATGACCACCTTTATTATCGTCCATAGGATTTTCATATATTTCAAATTTTATAACACCAACTATTTTCCCATACCTGACAATGTCATCCCTGTACGCTTCCTTACCGTTCTTGTCGGTTACTCCAGCAGATAGTCCAACGGTTTCAGGGATAGCCTCGCAAACCCAAAAACGTCCTTCTTGGGAGAATCCGCCATCCATGTCCCTGACATTCTCAACATACCCAGCAGCTTGAAGTTTAGCATCAGTGACAATTATGAAGTGCTTATTGTCAGCAGCGACATAGTAACCATGCACCCATTCACCGCTGTCTTTCTGCTTACCGCGATATTTAATATTCATATTAAGCCACCTCCATATTAGTGTGTCAATTCCCTGGTAGCATTTTTAAATCTTCGAGGGGTGACAAATTAATGCCTTGTCTTTCGGCAATAAGGAGAAGATGCTTGACTTTTTCCTCATAGCTTGCCTGTAGTTGCAATACTTTATCGTTGTATTGCCGCTCCAGTTGTTTATATAGGGCTTGATTCATACGAAGCCCCAGCATGAAATCGTCGTAGCTGGTGAGTAAGGCGCGACACTCGGCAATCAACCGAGTTTCCTCTTGCAGCTTTAGGCCGTTAGCTTTTTCGTATAACGCATAACAAAAGCTCGGATATGGCGTTATGTTTATCGTTTTCCCCCGTGCTTGCATCACCTTACTAAACGCCTTAATCATTTCCCAGTTATCAAATCGGTCAAGTTCTCCAAGTTCGACAGCGTATTCCTCGGTAATCTCGGTATATTCAGACTTATCTCCGCCCAACATCTTGTCTATAAATAGCTTTTTGAAGCCCAATCGCTTTGCTAAATCCGAATTTACTAGGGCTTCGTATACCAGATCATGGATTTCAGCTCGATCAATCTGCAATACGGCCAAGTCCATTATCCACATTTTGTTGCTGTAGTCACTCAATTCTTCAAACTTTTCCTTGAGTGTGCTGCCCTTATCTGTGTAATAGTATCCTTGACTGTCATAGCTCACATCAGCGAACATTTCGGATAATATGCTCATTTCCTCAGTCTGCACCATTTCACACAAAGCATCATAGATGCTGGTTGCTGTTGTATATTTGGGTATGCCATTTTCAAACGGATCATCGTTCATTTATGCCTCGCTCCTTACTTAAATATTTAAAAGGGTATGCGCTTGCACACCCTAAGCAACCTCAACCTTCTCCAGCATCTGCATGGCAGCCGCCATGGTCAGCTCGAGATTGGATGTTGCCGTAATATTTTGCGTATCCAAAAGGTCTTCATACCGTTTCACCATTTTAGCCAAGTCCTTGGCCCGGTCAACGTACTGCTTAGCCAGGCCCTGAGTGATCTTCCGGTCACTTTTCAGCAACTTCGACATTTCTTCGATCAGTGCCTTGGATTCACTCTTCACCTGCTCTTCCAGGCTGATTTCGATCATTTTCTTTTGCTCCTCAGCGTTCACGACTGGTACCATCCAGAAGGTAGTTTTGTGACCGGTAGTCGAAAAATCAGATATACGATTGGCGAAGCGCTGCAGGTTGGTCAATGTGGCCTCATGCTGCTTGGCAACAAAGTACACCCCGCCCGAAGGTCTCACATTAACCGGATCGCAGCCGTCCAAGACGTCGGTTATAACGTCCCGCATGGTGCGCCCGTTGTAGTTGTTGCGTTCAACCTGGTAGGCTTCCTTAATCTTGTCCACAGCGGCCCGCTCTATTTTGTTCATTTCATGCTTAGGGATAACGTGTATTGCATCCTCAGAAAAGACCAACTCACATACCGGCGCATACTCCAGACGCTTATTCTCCGCATCTACAACCTCCCTGACCAGGTGCCGAACGATCATTTTGTTGGTTACTTTAGACTCGCGGATTAATACATTCAGGTACCGCTCATCGTCAAGCGCTTCCTTTTTGATTTCCCCTGCCTTGGTTGCGCGCCTAAAAGCGTCGCGCGTATTGATCGGCTTCGGCAGGTGCTTCTCATCAATCCCGACTTCCGCAAATACCTGCTGCAGTTGATCCCTGTCAATCCTACAGTCAGTAACGCTGTACCAAAGAAGGGAGCCGAGGAAATCCAGCTCCACATTCATAACTTTTTCTATCGCTACAAGGTTTTCTGGTTTAATTGTCATGGCAAATTCCTCCTAATATGCTTTTTCAAATAACTCACCGGCAACCTCTTCTGTAAGCTGGCTGACCGGCCATACTGCATCCGACCATTTATTTAGTTCCCCACCAGGATCCCGACCAATTAAAACCGTCCAGGCCCGGAACCCAAGAGCTTTTTTCTGCACTAAAAATCCTTCCAGGAATTCAGGAGATACACGGCAAACTCCATCGGTAATCATCACAATGTCGGCCTTTTGGTAACCAGTGCTTTGTATTGTTTCCAGTGCATCCTTTAAAGCTGGTTCGTAGTTAGTACCACCAGCAGCTTCTACAGTAGCAATGTCGATTAGCTTGTTTGCATCCCGCTCGCCGGGTGCAAACTCCGTCCTTTGAACGATGCCACCATCGAAAAATATCACTTTGGCTTTTCTTTTTTGCCTAGCTGCTGTATCCACCAGAGCCAAAGCTGTAGCAATAGCCCATTCCATTGGCTGCCCACCCATCGATCCGGACCTATCAACTAAGACTATCATAGGCCCGCGACCAAGTTTCTCTTTGGCTTTTAAATCATACTGCAGTAGTTGCTTTTCATTGTAGCGCCTGTAAAAATCAAGCTTCCGAGTGTCGTGCCGCATAGCTGCCATTTCAACCGGTAACACCCTGCCCAAGTCATCACCAAGGCCGATGCTGTGCACTTCATCCCTGCGCCGATCAACACGTTCCTTCTGTCTGGCCCGTGCAAGGTTTCTGAATCTGCCAACCAGGTCGGACACCTTAAGCAGTTTCGGAGTCATGAGGCGCTTCGCTAATTTTAAACGGTCGCCTAACTCTACCCTCTGCAGGTCTCCCGGTTCCAGGCCCCAACCGGCAAGTACCCCGTTCAATTTCTCAGCTTCCTGTTGGCCAGCCTCTGCAGCTACACGAACCGCCCGCCTAACGTCCCTGGCTGCTTTTTGCAGCATCTCCTGAGCCACTGCAGTTAGTTCCCCTGGTTCCCCAGCAACACCCTGTGCTGCCATGTTTGCGGTTTGCATCGCATGTGTCAATTCCGGCCTTTTTGCGATCTCCTGCAGTAGTTTCTGCCCGGATGCAATAGTTGCTATGCCTGCGCTCAGTTCATCCATGACGGTTGAAAATCTGGTTTGTTGCACCTCATTGTCCTCCAAGTGCTTTTCCACCACTGGCCGCATGGCCTGGTAGGGTGTATCTACTTTTTCAACCGGTGTCAGTTCCGGAGAATACTTATAGTAGCTCGCCCAAACATCCCTGACCAGAGGCGACCAGGCGTTTACTCCCTCTGATTCAACCAGCTTTTTCATTTCGGGACTGGCTTTCACCAGTTCATCAAACGACCGCCGGTCGTATTTGTCCATTTCGATATTGTTATCTTTGACTTCGGCCCGGAGCTTATCCAGGCCGATTCCTAAGAAGTTTTCTATATCTAAAGTGTTATGCCTAAGCATTTAGCTATCACCTCACGATTCCAAGCTACTGTTTGTGCCAAAGCTTCCTCGATCCTTTCGGTACCCTTGCCTTTAGTCGCCGCCTCTTCCTTTAGGTCCGTTAACTTCTTGGCTATCTTTTTCAGCTTAGCATTTGCCTCGCCGCCGACCGCAGAGGATTTTTCTTCCGGTGCGTTCATGGCATTTTGCCATATTTCCAATGCTTCATCTAAAGCATCCTGAGCAGCAGAATCGTATGGGTTTGCCATACTCATTATGGACTGCCTGACCTGTGCGATCTGGTTCGGTTCGCTCCAAAGTGAGTGTACCAGGATAGCCATGTCATCGTCTACCGCCTGTGTTCTGCCTTCCAGCCAAGCATTAGCTTGAATTATAGTTAGGCTTTGCCTCCAGCGCCGGTCGCTGACCACTACGTTCATCTTGACCATCTCTGCCCGGAGTGCAGCCAACCGGGGGATTATTTTTCTTATGTCGACATCTATAACTTCTGACTGTGCTATTTTAAGTTCCACTTGGCTTATAGTCGTTCGCCCAACCTGACCACCACCAAGCAGAAGGTTTTCAAAATTTCGCGGGTCCCTGATGTAACCGACTACATAACGAAGCAGGAAACGATCCCAGAGTGCGCCAAGTTCCTCTCTGTCTTCCGGCAGTTCGTTGGATGCACCGACCGTCATTTCCAGCGGGCATTGCATCGGTGTGCCGTTGTTGAAGAATAGGCGCTCATTCAGGATGCCGAGAGTGCCGTTTAAAACTGCGCTATTGCATTTAAATATTTCATCCAGGAAGGCTATATTTGCTTCCGGGAGTTTGTTACTGGTGTTGCGTTTGTAGCTGTCCTGCTCCAGTGCTTTGAGTGATACAGGCCCGAAAAGCTCCTCTGGTGCCGATGTGCGACTCAGTAACCAGCGGAAGTAGTTGCCGCCGATACGTGAACATAAATCCTCGGTCAAGGCACTCTTGGCGGTACCGGGAGGCCCAAGGAATAAAACGTGTTGCTGTGCTAATAAACCAACCAGGAGGCCACGGACTGCTTCGCGACGCTCTAAATATGTTGCATTTAACTCCTGCTCTATGGCTAAAAATTTGCTATTTGTCAATTTCATAACCCCCTTTATATTAATCACTTCTGCCAACGCCCTTTAGACGCTCGCGGAAGGGATTAGCCTTCCGGTTTGCTATTTCTCATAGACCTCCGGGTTTGCGCCCGGAACGTCCCCATCCGAACATACTACCAACCAACATAGCTTCTGCCTGTGCTTTTGTTACGCCAAATGCCTCATTTAATTTTTCGGATGTAGAAGCTGTCATAATTGGGTAGTAACCGCTCTCACCTCTCTTAATCGCGATTACTTGACCTGTAACTGGATGATTGGAAAAGCATTTTTCTGGTAAATTGGGATGCATGTATTCAACTCCTATCATTAATTTCAGTCAGCAGAGCAATCTGCTCATTCACAAAATCCAATTCCTTCTCCAGTGCCTCCTTACGCGCAACCAACTCAGCCAGTTTAGCCTGCTTTGCATCATCACCGGCTGGTACCTGGCGCTTCAATAGCTCAGCAACATCATCCCTCAAATCCAATGCCCAACTGCGACCGGTAGCCTTCAGCAATTCAGTGCAATCTCCGTCTGCCTCAACGCGGTAAACTACCACTTCAGCTTCCTTGTGCTTCACGCTGCCGATTTCATCATACTGCAGTAATAATGTGCCAACCTTGACCTCAGCTTTCATTCCGCGCTTTAAAAAGTTTCCCTCAAAAGCGTAACCGTTAGACTTAGTTGCATCAACGCTGGTTAGTTCTTTCATCCAGCTCTTGTGGCGTGACTGACTTGGAATTTCAATGATAACTTTTTTCATTATGTGTATCCCCCCTTTATTCAATCTCTTCCATGAAACCACCAACAGGTGGTTATTTGCAAAAGACTAAATTTTCCTCCTCTCTATCAGTGTCACCGCTTTCTGGTTGTTCTCCGCCGCTCGCTACGTTCCCCGCAGGCTCTCCCCGTCCGTTTATACCGGCCAGCTTTCGCCCCTCCTGCAGGTTCGCCAGGTCTTCGCCGTGGTTGCCCCGTACTTGCTGCCTCTTATTCTGTTTTCAAAGAGCTTATTCCCTTAGCGGTTTGGTTGACCGCCTATATATAATTATAATCATTTGTACCTCATTGTCAATATGTTTTATTACATTGCAGTACATTTTTTAAGAAAAAAAATTATTTTTCGTTAACAAATTTTTCGATCTGCATACGTAACCAGGCAGATTGATTGATAGCTAATTTGTTGCATTTTTCCTGGAACTTAGTTTTAAGTTCAGGCTCAAGTCTTATGGTAATGCTTTTTTCTTTATTGTCTTTTTCTTTACTCAATTAAAGCACCTCCAGCAGCAATGTAAATCTATTATATAATATACTGCATTGTGATGCTTTGTAAATACAAGTAGGAAAAATAAAAAACCAGGCTCTCACCTGGCTAAATTTGATTTCACTATGTCCAATATCCGATCGACATTGGTTTCCCGCACAAACAGGATCGGCTTGTCCTGTTCTACTGCCTCAGCCTTCAGCCACCACATGGCCTGGTGGGAGATAAAACGGGTTAGCACTACAAATATGTCAGCCTCGGTGGTCAGGGTTTGCAGCTTTACGTCAACGCTGTCACCGTCATGCCACAATACCCGGCATTCAGCATCAACGGTTTCCCTCAGCCAGCCAACAATTAAAACAGTCTTGCCGGTTAGATCAATAATAGAAGTTTGGGTTTCCGCCCTTGTTTCTTCTATATAAGATATATCTGCTTCTGGGGTTATGACTTCTTCCGGTAATAACCCGGCAAGTCTGTCTACCTCTGCCCTTAGTTCATCGACCAAACCTTTTAAAGATTTGATCTTTCTCAGATCGCCAGGATCCCGGATAACTTCGGCAGGTTTATTTTTCAGGGTGGCATTCTCCTGCTTCAGCTTCCACACCTGATCGGTCAGTGCAGCATTCTCCTGCCTCGACTCCATCAGTTGGCGCCCCAACTCCATCGACCGATTGCGCTGCTTGTCCAGTTCCTTACCCAGCTGCCCGATCCTCTCGAACAATACCCCGGTTTCCCCGGAACGCTTTTTGATAACTTTAGCTAAAGCTTTGGTTCGCCAGAGCTCCAGCTCCTCCGGCAGCGGTACATTTAAGGTTAAATAAGTTACCCGCTCCCGGCCATAAATCTTAATCCACTCATCCATAGGCCATTGCCCGATGGGTGCCCAAACAAACTCTTCTTCAACAAGATAGCGGTTGGACGCTCGCCAAAAGACCAGTTTCAGTTCATCGGTATTGATTCTTTTTTCAGCGTCTTTTCTCCAGGCCGCCACGCTGATAACATTGCTGCCTATAGGTACCGGCAAACCAAGCTGGACATAAGCAGATTCAAATTCCTTGTCAGTCAAATCCTTGAGTAGACTCGACCACTTTTCAAGCGCGAATTGACAATAGTTAGTCCAGAATTCTTCTGACCTTCCCTGGTAATGATCTTTTATTTTGGCCAGGCCGCGATTATATTCGGCCTCTTCTTCAAGTGTATATCCAATAGCGTAAGGGGTGTCACCATTCCCGATAACAGGCATATCTTCCGATCCAATCTTAGTCTTAATCATCTGCTCCGGCTTCTTGCCGGATATGTTGTACATAACCGTAAACTCCGGCCACTCTTCGATCCCGCAGTTTGGGCAACGAACCTTAATGATCTGGTATAAACTCTTGTCTAGCTGATCGTCTAAAGAATCCCAATTTGTTTGTTCCCCGTAGTCTTGTACTCTCACCGAAACATTAATTTTACAACGCTTGCAGCGGCGCTCTAAGTGGGTAACTATATGGACTGCTTTGTTCATAGCCTGCTCCTTTGTTTTTAAGAGATTATACCATAATGTTGACAAATCAGTTTAGGTTTAATATAATATTTTTATAGCTACTCGTATTGCCCTGAGGAAAAGGGACTGAAACCCTTATGAAGGATTGAAACATATATTTAGTCATGTTCTAAACGAACATTCTAAGCGTGGCGGTAGCTGATTCAATAGTCTACCTATAAGGTTATAAAACCCGTCGAATTCGACGGGTTTTTGCTTTGTCCGGGCAAAATAAAAAAAGCCCCGGCCAAAAGGCTAGGGCATGAAAGTAATTCGCGTATGTTATTTTTACCAGGTCCGGTTTAAATCATTCAACTGTAACCTTTCTGGCGATTCCATCCCAGGTAACTTTATGTCCCAATGCCTCCAGAACTGCCCGTAGCGGAATCCATGTCTGTCCTTCGATTAACTTACCGGAAAACCTTTTATTACCAACTATAATGCCAACATCATCAGCGGGCCGGTTAAGCCTGTCCTGCAACTCTTGCCGGGGAAATAAATCACCAGGGCAGGACGTAGCTTGTAGATCCCGGTGTCTGACTATCGTGGCTTGCTGGTGCCTACCTCTGAGGGCTGTAAGCAATTCCTCCAGGGCATCCATCTGAGCAGTGGTAGGCTTACTCTCCATAAACTTACCCGTCAAGCAAATACCAATGGCCTGGCTGTTGTAGTTAAGCGTATGCGCCCCGACCACGTTTTCCGGCCTACCTTGTTCAAGACTACCGTCAGCACGAATTAAAAAGTGATACCCGATACCAAGCCAGCCCCTGTTTTTATGCCATTGGTCGATCTCTGTGGCAGGCACGTCATGGCTTTCGGTATGATGAACCACCAGATAGTTAACGACTTTGAGCGGGGTAAAATGCTTTACCCGGTCACCCCAGTTAAACGGTTTTATTTTCATTATTTTGCGCCTCCTTTGACTTTCCTTTCAAAATCTCAACGGCCTGCTTAATAAGATCGGGCACCGGCAGGCCAATGCGGCCGGAATTTTCAACGATACTTAAAAGCTCGTTGGCCAAGTAGAAAAATATCGTTGCATCCCTGAAAACATGCCCGTCTGCAATAGCTGTATCGACCAGGTGGGCCACTGCTACCATACCGAATATGAATACTTTTCGGGCTATCCCCTTAAGCCCGACTGAGCTTGACAGCGTTCCCTCTGTTGCGGCAGCTACCATACCCGACAGGTAATCCATGACCACGAAAGCCAGCAATACCCCTAGCAGTGTTGACCAACCACCGAAGAGATATGATACTGCCGTACCTCCGATCGCTACTACCGTCTTAAATGAGTTTTCCATCTTGCACCTCCTGTTTAAAATAACCTCCGAAGAGGTATACTTTCAAGCCTTGATTTTACTGAGGTATACATAGGTATACTTGTATACATTTTGTATACCTAATTTATCCCACGTGGAATAATCCGAAAAGGCGTTACAACTTCCGCGCTCCGGTCCTTGTATTCTTAGAAGATAGCAATTGATCTATAAAATCACGAAGCATGGGCTTGCCCACTTTACCCCCGTAATCAGCCGTAAAGCCAGTAATAAAACCGCTGCCACCTTTATCCCAGTCATGCTGCACGGTCGTTATTACACCCACAAGCCTGGGACCGTCTACGTCGATAATCTCAGCCTGATCCCCGGGCTGCAAGTGTGGACGAAAAGGACCGTCAAATTCTTCTACTTGTCCGGAATTACTTATAAAGTCTGCGATCTCCGTGGCTAGAGCTGCAGCCTCTGCAACTGTCGTTCCGTCCGGAACAGGCTCAAAATGAGTTTTATTCGGTACCGTAAGCCAACCCAGTGTATTTGGTACCGCCCGATAAACCGCTACGCTAAAGTCACTTGTATGGCAGCACACACGAGAATAGGCGTCGTTGTCATCAATAGTCACCTGCCGACTAAAGATATCCCGATTACGATAAAAAGTATATTTACCCGGCTGGCTAAAGGCGGGATCTGTCCTCTCGGCCACAACTACGCGCCCGCTGGCCTCCTCGCGGATTTGCCAGTTGCGGACATACTTTAAAAGTTCATTGAGGCCGTCTAGTAAAGCCTGGTTAGGCTTAAACTCAATACCCACCTGCAGGGTTTCAGTACCTACATAGTAGTTTGTGATACCAGCATTGATAAGTATCTGTGCCACAATTAAATTGAAATCCTGGGTGCTAAAAATATTTCTCTCGTTAAATGTCTGGTCTTTTAGGTACTTGCCGATTGAATTTCTAGCATTAATTTTTAGACCAGGTTGCCCGACAACAAACTGCGTTCGGTCAATAAAAAAATACCCCATCGGGTATGGTTCACTATCACCGGAGCGAAATCGTAGCAATATCCTCGATACCGGAGGATATACAGGGACAACTTCATCAGTACCTTCCTGCCATTGAAGTGCCGGGTAACCATCTGTAATGCTGGATAATTTCCATATACTTATGAAGTCCCAATCGACAAAGGTTGACTGTGTTTTCATTTCTGTCGTAGTTTTGGGAGTACCTCTTCCATCGTCATCACTTTGACCTGATGTTTCAGAGTCGTAATAACAAGAGATAGTTGTATTGTTAGCCAAGCCAACAAAGCCACCCTTGTTTATCAAGGATAATTCAGGATCAGACGGTCCATTTCTAACCACAGAACCTGTAGAATAACAATTTGTTACACCATTACTTTCTCCAGCAAAGCCACCAATATGTCCAGGCCAATCAGGATTAGTTAATTCTACACTACACAATGAGTAGCAATCATTTATATCTGAATTTGTACTTAATCTGCCAGCAAACCCACCAATAAGGTGGCCGGAGCCATTCCGACATTCACCCCTAACGCTCCCAATCGAATAACATTTTCTAATTGTGCAGTCAACTTCCCCGGCAAAGCCACCTATTATATACACTCCTTTGGCATTTGCCTCTGCGTAACAATTTTCAATAATAGTATTAGCTCCACCGGTTGCCCTTCCAATAAAACCACCAATTTGATGCTCACCAATACCGACAAAATCGACAATTGCTAAACAGTTTTTTATCTCTACTTCATAAGAAATATTACCAACATATCCAATTAATCCACCGGTATGATTTTCTCCTTCATCCAATTCTATTGTTACTTTTGATGTACAATTAATAATCGTTGCGTTTCCCTCAGAACTGATTAATCCAACAAGCCCACCCTTGCCGAAATCACCATTTCTAAGAATTCCCAATATATTGCAGTTTTCAATATTACCATACTCAAAATAACCTGTTATTAAGCCTGCATAACTACCTGCAACATCACCGACTACAGTCAGATTTTTTACTGTAGCACCCTGCAATTGACCCCATATTCCCCCACCACCTCCGGTATTATTTTCAGCAGGGACATATAGATTTATTATTTTATAACCATTGCCATCATGGGTGCCAGACAGATAAGGGCCAACTCTGCCACCCATAGGAATCCATTCAATTCCCGCCAAATCTATATCAGCAATTTGCCTATAATGTTTTTCTGGATATGGATATGGTTCTGTAGCTAATAAATCAGTAATATTTGCTATGAGGTATGGGTCTTCTTCTGTACCGCTACCACCGGAGAATAGAGGCATTTCCCAAACTGTTTCAAAATCCCAATCAACAAAAGTGGCTTGTTGTTGCATCTCTACTGTGGTTTTCGGGTCACCTTTTCCAGTATCGTCCTGACCAGATTTTATTGAATCATAGTAACAAGAAGTTACTAATCCATTTAATACCCCAGTTAAACCTCCGGAATAATCACTCTTAATAACATTTCCACATGAATAGCAATTCCTTACCTCAGTATTACAAAAACCAACTAAGCCGCCCGCATATTTTCCGTTTACTTCGCCGTGAGCATAACTGTCATGCAGAATAGTATTGTTGGCAAACCCAATAAGACCACCGACGTATGAATAGACGTCAGTATTATCTACCGAAACATTACTCTCGGAAAAACATAGTGCTATTTCATTAGTTGACGAATAACCAAATAACCCTCCAACGTAACATGTACCATTTACCTGGACGGCGCTCACAATCCCTTTAGAAAAGCACTGAGTAGCTAAACTCCCGTTGCAGTACCCAGCTATCCCTCCAACATAATATCCACTAGTTAACTCTATATTACCAGTCGAATAACAATTACTTAAATTGCTGTTATTATATCCAGCTATCCCTCCAACATAATTACTTCCAGTTATATCTCCAGTTGCGTAACAACTTTCTAAGTCATGATAATTTGAACCAGCAATACCGCCAGCATAACTATTCTGAGAAGTTATGGCACCAGTTGTCTCACAATCGGTTATAATTCCACTGTTATATCCAGTAATACCACCGGCATAATTATCTGTGCAGGTGACGATTGCTTCTGAAGTGCAATGTATTATACTACCAGCATTATATGGGGTAATACCGCCACAATTACTATACCCTAAACAGTGAACACCACCTGATACATAACAATTATCTATCGTACCGCTGTTGGTTATACATATCCCACCTATATTGGAGGTACTAACAATATTAGTGTTAATTAGTTTCACGTTCTTAATATTTCCAGCACTACCAACACTTCCGAATAATGCCACCTGTTTATCAGTATTGGCAGTTAAACCATTTATGGTATGACCATTACCATCAAAAATACCACTAAAGGGAGTGTAAGATGTACCATATTCATCAATTATTTCTCCCGGAGATACCCAATTAGAGTAACTGGATATATCAATGTCGTTCATTAAAATATAGTTTGTAGCTAAATTATTCCTGATGTTATATAAATCGGTTGCGGTATACATACCAGTATAACCATCAGGAACTGTAGTTTGAGGTGTTACTGTTTGAAAACTGTTGACTGTTACTGTGAACCTTAATTTAGGGTAACCTTGACCATCTACAGTTGAAATAGGTGTAACTTCTTGGTAACCAATCGCCACTACGCCCCACCCCCCAACACATCAGAATCATCCAGTTCCAGCGAAACACTCACCACAGGCGTACCGGCCTGCAGAGTAATACTTCCTGACGGTACAAAAAACGACTCCGACACTTCCTCCACATCCTCCCGCTGCGCAAGCCTATGCTGTCCTCGTGATCGCCAGAGCAGGTACAACTTGTCAAAATTTTTTACTTTGAGCCGGGATACGTTGCTATCACTAGCATACGGCCGAACTAATCCGAATTGTACCGCATCCCAATCACCGTCAAAATTAGCACCAACCTCTACCACCATGCCAACCGGGGAAGTGTAGTATAGCTTTACAGTACCGTCAGTCAGTTGTAGTACATTAGGGTAGTTGCCGTTAATGGTTAGGTCTTTGGTGTGGGCTATCGTCATACCGTAAGGCTCTGTTATTGCCCAGTACAGGCGTCCGTTCACATCGGCAATAAAGCCAATCCTGCCGTCATTTGTGCGGAATAGACTGACTGTATTGGCGGGAGTTGACAACTCTGTCACCTGTACAGCAACCGCCCATGTTCCGCCTACAAGTGCTCGGTAGTATACCGCACCATCGTTAACGTAGGCAACCACAAGACCTTGATCATTATTGCTATCATCAGGATCAATCCAACCACGTATGGCTGATATAACAATACCCACGGGGTCGTAAAAATCTTTCAAAATAGGATAATCCGATTCGTCGACATCAATAACCCAGTAATAATCCCACGATGTCCAGTCATCTTCAAACGTTGATTCTAAACCTAATTCAGCGGCTGTTTTGCCCTCGCCGCCGTTATTAATGGACGCGGTATTCACATCTGAATTAAAGAATGCCGGGGTATGATATGTTATCGTACCAATGGGGTCTTCCGGAAAATATGGAGCCCCCCTATATCCGATAATAGCACCCTTCTTGCTACCAGTTACGGAGCCTGTGCAATACAAATTTTTTAAATCCAGATAACTGGGAAATGCGTACCCAATTAGACCCCCAATCTGTGATGTACCACTTACATTGCCCTGGCTAAAAGAATTAACTATGTTGGGTGAACGATACCCGCCACCCTGACCGGAACCGATCAAGCCACCTACACGATGAATGCCGGTAACATTGCCCAAAGCATAGCATCTATCTATTCCCTCAAGCAGTGCATAGCCAATTAGCCCACCAATTCCTAATGCTGAAGTATTCCAAATTTCAGGTTCGGAATATTCCTCCGTCCCGATTACGTTACCTTCGGCATATGACTTTAAATTATATGTTCTACTAGGCGCAGCCCCAACAAGTCCACCAGCAACTCTAGCACCACTCACATCCCCGATGGCATAGCAAAACTCAGTTAAACCATTGCCGCCAAGTAACCCAACAAGTCCCCCGACGACATTACCACCGTCAACTGTACCTGCTGCATGGGACCGGTAGAATTTTATATTCTGTGTCTGGCCAACGAGACCTCCGATATTGCTTCCGCTACCTGTGACAGCAGCTAATGAATAACATTCGCTTAACCTGCCTGTAAGTGGAGCATATTCATCAAAGACATCTTCATCAGGCCCATCAACCAAACCAACAAGTCCACCAACATTTGATGCACCATTCACACTACCAGCTGAAGAACAATTTACAACTAAGTCAAAAGCTGGGGATATCTTTTGAGTAGTTATTATTTTACCAGCTAGCGCCCCTACATAATCTTTTCCGACTACGCTGGTGCCAGTTAATTTAACGTTTTTAAGATTAGGATTATTGACTAAGATATTGAATTGACAGACGCCGAATAAGCCTATATTGTCAGATGTAGAACGAACTATTGTTAAGTTTGACACCTCGTATATAGATCCGTCTAGCTTGCCGACAAAAGGGTCTGACACCGTTCCTATCGGCTCCCAATTGGCGTAACCAGCTAGATCTATGTTGGCACCAAGGATATAGTCACCAGACAGATTACTCCTGATATTGTTCAGATCTGTCGGGGTCAAAATTGTTATTGACATACCATCACCTCGCCACCACTAAAAGTATTGTATCAGCCCCGCCCGTGCCTTGTCGCACAACCGTTGTATCATCAGTGACGCCACGCACTACCCGAAAGAAATAAGGGTCACCGCTGGTAACGAATACCTGGTTGCCCCCCGTATCCTGCTGAAAGTCGCCGTTAAACTCAACGGAAACCTCCCGGGCAGCTCCCAGGTTCACCGGTACGCCCCAGTCAATTTCATCGGAAGGGTTAGCCACATAAACCAGGGCCTCACCGTCCACTACAGCTATCAGAACCAACTCAGAAGGCGGCAAGTCGGGATCCTCTCTTCGGGCGGCAATGTCCAGACTGCCTAAGCGGCCAGTGTCGTGCAGGGTCTGGATGTTAAGGTTTTTGAAGGAGCGGACAATAACGGCCTCCATAATGGGGTTGGCATTATTAAAATGGGTTTGGTTAAGTGACTGAATTTTTGACAGGATATCTTCCGGAATCTCCCTCATGCGTTGCCCTCCTCGGAAACCAGCAACACAAGATCCGTCTGATAAATACCAGGCCTAATCCTAGTCCATTGCGGAGCTTCCTTTATAATTCCGATGTAATACTTATTATCAAGCACCACCTTTACAGGCGTGGCAGTTGCTTCATATTCGTCTATTATGTTTTTACCTTCCTCATAAATGGTTGCTGTGTTGACATTGACAATTCGTGCTGACTGTCCAATAGTCTGGATATGAAAAGAACCGCCAAGAAGACGGTTCACGACCTTTATGGTGTCATAGCCGGAAATAACTGATTGGATAATATTAGTAACAAGCGTACCATCAGTTTCATATAAGGCACTACTCATATACGGGCCTCCTGCCTAAACTTATCCATAACGACATCAACAGCGCCCACTAATTGTCCCTTACTGGTTACCCCTTTAAAGGTAATGGTGCCAGTATGCTTATGCTCAGAACCCCTTCCTTCAACTTCTGATACTGCGCTTTTAATCATGGATGACAGTGTTTCTAGTGGTGCTACTACCTCCTTCCTTTTTTCTCCTACCCCAATAATCGAAGGTCCGCTAAATATCCCGCCAGCATCGTACCAATTAACCTTAAAATCAGGGTAGGGTATTTTCCATCCCCCAATGACTTCTTTATATCCTGTTTCAATGCTTAGGTGAGGCAGTTTAATATGGAAAGATGTTATCCCCTCAATAAAAGAGCTTATAGTATCCTTACCCCATTGCAATGCTTGACCAGGTAAACTCCTGATCCAATCTATTAGCTGATTGAATCTATCTTTTGCAGCCGGGACTAAATTTGTTATACCTTCGATAATAGAATTCTTGAAATTATTAATTATATCTTTTCCCCACTGCAAGGCATTGGCTGGTGTTTCTTTGATCCATGTCCATAGTTCATCTAGCTTTGTTTTTGCATCATTTACAAGGCTTGTAGCTATTTCAACAACCGAATTCTTAATATTCTCCCAAGTTTCTCTGGTATTTTCTCCTATGCCGCTCCACATATTCAAAAAAAACTCTTTTATCGGTTTCCAGGTATCAATTAGCAGTACGGCTGCAGTTATAAGTCCGCCTATTGCTAGAATAAGAATTCCAATAGGATTAGCGTCCATAGCAATATTCCAAAGCCACTGAGCAGCAGTTGCAACTTTTACTGCCGCCTCATAGGCTTTAGTGGCAAGGGCTGCACCCTTAACTGCAAGTGCATATCCGGCCCAGGCAAAAGCAGCTATACCTACAATTGCACCCAAATCCTGAACACCGTTCTTAGTATCACCGAAAACCCCAATCAGATCGCCCATGCTTTTAAGAGCCCCATTAAAATCACCATTTATAACTTGGGCAACCGTCCTAATTATTAGCTCAATTGCTTGCAGAGCACCTAGCAGGACATCAGCCAAGATTAAGCTTACGGTTTTTAGGATTTCGGCCAAAGCTGGAAATATCGTGTCGCTTGATGCCTTAAAAGCCTCCATAACTGGCTGAAATGCAAGCTTTATATCATCCCATATCTTAGTGAAAATTGGCCCGAACTGCTCCCAGTTATCTGCTATAACTAAAGCAATAGCACCAAAGGCCACAAGCATAGGGTTAAGTCGTACAAAGTTTACAATAGCATTTGGTATCTGTCGCAGAAAAACAAGCACGGCAGGTCCTAAACTAGCCAAAACACCAGGAAAACCGATTATGGCATTTTTAAACAAAAGAAACTTGTCTTTTAGTGCTACCAACTGGGGAGACAAAACTGCAACCCCACCCGTAGAAGCTGCAACAATTGCCTGCGCAAGTCCCTGAAACAATCCTCTATGCATAATCAAAAAACCAGCTATAGGTGCCCCGGCAGCCAAGAAAAAAGTAAGAGCAGTAGCCGCCAACCCCATATGAGCAACGAAAGAAGCTATGCCTGGATTATTCCGCAAAAATTCAGTAACCGATTGTGTTACTGTCTTCATGCCTTCCGCTATTTTACTCAGCGTTGGCTCGGAAGCCTGGTATAGCTCGGTAAGTGTAGCCTTCATATTGCCCCAGGCTTCCGCAAAGCCTCCCATGGCACCTTGATTGAGCGCATCATTCATTTTCTCAAATGCCTGAGCTCCTTCGGTACCGGCAGCAGTCGCATTTTTCCACTCCTGCCCATATGCCATAACATCTTTTGTAGCTTTTTCAATGTCGCCCTCATATTTTCTGAGTGCCAAAGTCATAATGTCTGCAGCCTGGTCCTGATCGACTCCAAGCTGCTTCATGACATTACGCACCGAATCAATTGCCTCAACTGGCTTAGTGTTCCAGGCGTCATAAAAAGCAAAAGCCAATTCTGTTGACTCCTGGATTGTTTCTTTGCTTTCGTCGTATGCTATCTTGAGATGAGAAAAGACCTGGGCAATTTGTTCATATCCAGCACCTGTTGATGTGACTGTATCCGTTATGATGTCCTGGAATTCAGTAATGTCTTCAATGGCTACAAGAGTTTTAGCCTGAAACAAATTCCAGGCGTTTTCTGCCTCAGCAGCCATTGCCGCCAAAGCTGCGTTAACACCGGACATAGCTACAGCAGCAATACCGGCTGCCATACCAATTTGTTGATATATCGCCGGTAGCTGTGCTATCTTGGCCTTTTGTGCGGCAGTAGTATCAGCAGCACCAACAATCTTCTTAGCAGCATTATCAATGATTTCATAGGTTTTATTAGCCACTGCCGCTAAGTCCTGATTAATAAACCCTGAAATTTTAGCCCTAGCCCTCTCTGTAGCATCTGTAATAGGTTTAACGAAAACATCCTTGCCAAATATTTTTTGAACCTCATAACCGGCAATTTGTGCAAACTTTTTAATCGGTTCGGCATCGGCAAGCTGTCTTTTGTATCCTGCTAATGCTTCTTCTGCCTTCCTGATTTCCTCGGTAAATTCGTCTGCACGCCCCGATTCCTTCATCTGCTTCAAGGCTTTTTCAGTCAGCGAAATTTCATCTTTAAGTTTTGTCATGCGAACATTAGCTAAATTGTATAATTGCGCTTCCGTAGCCTTTATTTCCGCTTTTGTCTGTCCAAAACCCAGCCTGGACAGCTCTGTGCGGGTTTGCCTAATAGCACTTTCAATCTGCGAGAAAGACTGTTGCACTTGCGGCATATTGGAAGCCTGGGCAAAAGATCGGAAATGGCTAGTTGACTCCTGGAGGCGGGTGTTAACATTTTGCAGGACTCTTTCCGGTCCCTGTAAGGCGGCACTGGTAGCTTGTGCTTGTCGTATCAGTTCCCTTGATGTGTTTTGCATCGATGTCCGAGCCAAATTAAGACCAGCTTGAAACTCACTCATATCAAGCCCTAGCCTTGCAAAAAGTTCTCCAACCTGCATCAAGCATTACCTCCTTTCGCCCTCGAAACATTAAAACCGGACAGATCTCCCGCTGTAAGTGTTTTAAATTTGCCCAAGGGACCACAGTCTTCTGCCCAAGTCCCCAACTCATCGGTCTTGCTATCGTTTTTTGAACTATTCAAACAAACTGTCACGGAGTTTGGGCCAAGTCCCCGCCATAAAATAGAGAAACGCCTCCAATTCATTGTTGGTAGCATTTCAATAAGATTTATTCCATATTCCCTCTGGAAGTCTGCTTCCACGGCAGCCCAATTCTCCAGTAAATCTATCCCCTTACCGCCCCCTCCTTGGGGGTCTTCGCGTTTCCCTGGTGATATTGCTCGGTTATCCAGCCCATAAGATCTGTCAACTGCTTAATAGTCATGCCCTTTTCTGACCATTCTTCAACTTTCGCCTCACTGAAAAAGGAAAAAGCAAGATCAAGTTGCACCGATTCAGGCAGATCCTTATTTCCATATTCCCGCTGCGCCCGGACCATTTTTAAAATCATAGCGGCTGGGGGAGAAAGAGGGAGCGTTTCCTCTTTTCCGAAAACCTTGAATTTTATTTCTTCTTTCTGTTGTTCGTCCCAAAAGGCATCAAAATCTTTAACTGGCATAAAAATATCCCTCCATAAAATTTTAATTAGTGTGATCGTTTAGTGGTTACCCAGCTTTAGCTTAGCGTAGTTTCCGTTTCATTTAGCACCAGAGTAGGCTTGTCAGCGATAAATACATCAATAGCAATCGAAGCATAGTTATCATATTGCATTGTGATCGGATAACTTCCGGGCTTAACTTTGCAACCGGTCAGTGTTACTACGGCATCACCGAGCCCAGCATCAACTTTAGTGCACTGTCCAGAAATCTTAAACTGAGGCATAGATGATCCAACATCCGGGAAAGTATACGTCTGCTTCTGATTCGGTGTTTCACCAGACGAAGTAAGCGTACCTCCGAATACTGATTCCATAGCTTCAAGTGAAATTTTTTGAAAAGCGAGTTTTCCCTCATAATTTTTAACATAGCTATATTGCTCAACGGAATCGTCACCCTCTAATTCCTTACCAGCCACCACGGGTCCCCATACAACTTGGGTTACTTTAGGAACATCTATCCCGGTACTGCTATAGGCTCCAGCAGTATATCCGTAAATCTTTGTATCCTTTAGTCCCAGCGCGGCGGTATTTGTTGCTAATGTCATTTGGTTATTCCTCCCTTATTTAATCTCTGGAAGTCATTACTTCTAGGTTAAAAATAAAAATAACGCGATTATTCGCGTCAATATCTAGCTTATTCGGCTGCTGTAGTGCCTTGAACCAGCCCCGCCGACCATTGACTACTATAGTTCGGTCGTCGGGTCGGTCGAGCAGGTTGAATATGGCCCAGGCCTTCGCCCTGGCTGATGCGTAACTTTTATTACGAACCATAATCTGTACCCGACGGGAAATGTCATCTTGAATTGTGGACGGTGGCCCAGGGTACTCAAAAATACTGATGATATCATCAGGCTTGTCCGGTCTGGTGTCTAAAAACACGTCTGTACCGATGGCTGTGGCCTGGCCCTGGGCAATAATATAAGTACCTATATCGCGTATTAGTTCAGCAATTTAGACCACCTCCTTTAGTTTTTCGCCTAAAATAAAACCGCCTCTACTGAGACGGCTATTTATTATTTATCGTTTCGCGCAAACACCAAATCATCAAAAATTTTCTTCCGTAAATTATAACTATTGCAGTGCTTTACATGCCCAAGCCAAGAATGAATAGACGCTCTTATCTCGTCAAGCTGTATCTTTCTTTTAGAATACAACTTCATAAATAGCCTTAGTTTCCTCTTGATTCTTCTCTTGGACTGACCTTTTAATAATCGATGTGTAGACCAAACCCTATACCCAAGGAAGGTTACTCCTCTATTCGTGGCTATCACCTGAGTTTTACCGTTTGTTTTGAGCCGCAAATCACTCCATAGGAAAGACTCTATATCCTTTCTAATTCCATGAAGATATTTTTTGTCAGGATGTAGAATCACAACATCATCCATATACCGCACGTAATTTTTTACCTGTAATACCTCTTTTGCGTAATGATCTAGATGGTTTAAGTAAACATTTGCAAATAATTGTGAAGTAAGAGCTCCTATTCCAAGTCCTGGGTTTGTAGGGCTACTATCAACAATTGTTTTGATTAACCAGAGGACGTTTGTGTCTTTTATTTTACGTTTAATCAAACCAAATAAAATATCATGGTTTATGCTTGGGAAATATTGCGCTACATCAATCTTTAGGCAATATACCTTGTCATGTTTGTTTTGTATTTTTTGAAGGGATTTTTGGAAATAATCTACTGCTGCATGTGTTCCCTTGCCGTGCCTGCAAGCATAGTTGTGATAAATAAATGACCTGTCAAAAACCGATTCTATAATATTATGCAGTGCATGATGCACTACTCTATCGTAGAAAGCCGGTGCAGTTATCAGCCTTTTCTTTGGTTCGATAACGTAAAATTGCCTTGAAGTTCTTGGTGTGTAGCTTTTCCAAATGAGTTCATTTTGGATTGTAATGAGATTCTCCTCAAGGTTAGAAGTAAATTTCAATACTTCATTGCGATACCGCTTAGACTTTCTGGCATCTAAATAAGCCTTGTAGATATTTTCGTAGTCATATATTTTGCTGTATAGGTTCCCGATTCTTTTCAACCCGACACCTCAATCTGACTGATGTAAATAAAAAGAAAAGCCTTTTGAATAAATCTACTAAACTATT